GATGAGGAATAAAAAAAATTGTTATCATATATAAAAGATGATGAAGAAGGGTCGTGCTCAAAACCTCGCGATGTTGGCTGCGGTCGCCGTGTTGGTCTACTTGCTCTTCACTATGAACAAGAAGTCTACTTATTCCATTAGCGAACGTGAATACGCCGCGTACGGCGTTGCCCCAGCGATGGCTGCGGGTCCAGCGATGGCGGGTCCATCCGGCAATGGGTGTGGTATGGAGAAGGGCACAGGCCTCGCGTCCTCCCTCCTCCCACGTGAGGTTGCGTCCGCTGAGGACTTTGGTGAGTTCGCTCCAGAAGACATCCTCGCGGGTCAAAACTTCCTTGAACCCCGCCAACAAATTGGCTTCCCAGAATCGGTGGGTGGTGCTTTGCGCAACGCCAACCAACAAATCCGCGCGGAACCACCAAACGCCAAGGAACCATTCGTGTGGAACAACTCCACCATTGTCCCAGACAGCATGATGCGTTCTTTGTGCTAATTTCGCTTAAAGATTAGATCTTAGCTTTATGTAAATAATGTCAGTACCCAGTGAACTTTCCGAGAGCGTCGCCAAGCTTGTGGAGCTCTCCAAGCAACTTTCTGAAGCAAAATCTGATATCAAGATTCTCAACCAAGAAGAGAAACGACTGAAGGAGGCAGTCAAGAAGCATATGATTGGTCAGGGTATTGATACCATTAACCTTAGAAAGGGGAAGATCAGCCTTCGCACGTCAGTCCGTAAGGGGACTATGAATAAGGATGCCATTCGTGAGGGGCTCCTCAAGTTTTTTGGTGGGGACGAGGCCAAGTTGGAGGGAGCCCTCAACGCCATCCAGGACACTATTAAAGTGAAGGAGTCAACTTCAATCTCATTAACTGGGATAAAAGAGAAGCCCGACAATGAAGATAAGTAATAACGATGGTTTGGAGTCAGTACGTCTACGAGGCGAGTGCCAATACCGATGTCATCCCCAGTGATGAAGAAGAATTAGAAGATGATGTTCATCTCAGTGTTGAAGATTGGCAAATCAAATACTCAGATGAATTGTGGGCGCTTTGGGATATCATACAACAACTCCTTAGAGATGGTTTCCTTGAGCATACCCTACTTACCGATTGTGACTTTTCAGATTTCGCAGAGTTCTGCTACAATGAGCACACCGACGAGTGTGACTTTGTTTGGTTTCCATATGAGTTCCATCTCTCATACATATGGAAGCACATAGATACCTACTTAGAATATTACCCTGAATTCATGGTGGGTGCTACATTTGATCATTGGGTGAGGTTCGTTTATGAGCATACTAAGCAAAATAATATGAGTATATAATAACCATGCTCCCCGATATTACCTCCCAAAAAGTCGCGATCCCTGCTGCTCTTTTTTTGGCTCTCAGCCCGGGTGTTCTCTTAACCACCGACGGGCGCAGTCTCAAGTTCAGAAGCGGAAAGACCTCCCAAATGGCCACTATGTTCCACGCCCTCGTCTTCTTCCTCGTCTACAGTCTCGTCGCGAAGGCGATGGGTCTCGTCTTGACGAAGACCGACTTGATCGTCACGACGGCACTCTTTTTGGCGTTGAGCCCAGGTCTCTTGTTGACTATTCCCCCAGGTTCTGGTGGACTTCTCCGATCGGGTCAAACGAGCCTCCCAGCGGCTTTGACCCACTCGATCGTTTTCGCGGTTGTCTTCGCGCTTTTGCGTCGTCAATTTCCTCAGTTCTACTAAATAGGAGGATGAAGTACCTTGTTTTGGGTCCAGCGTCGATGGGTATATACTCAATGATTGGAACCCTCAAAGTGCTTGAATCCAAGCTTGTAGATGTGAAGGAAATATCTGGATCATCTGCAGGATCAATCTTAGCCCTCTTTTTGGCTTTGGGGATGTCCGTTGATGAGATTTATGACATAGCTCTCAATCTGAATGTCTCCAAATTTGTTAAAATATGCATAAAGTCCTTCTTTAACAAATGTGGTTTTGTTGATATGGGTCCTATTCGCAACAAACTTGTTGACATCTGTGGGTGTGATCCCACATTTGAGGAATTGGATATGAAGATTTATGTATCTGCATTTTGTTTGAATACGTCAACAACCGAATACTTTTCGCGTGACACCCACCCCAAGATGAAAGTCATTGATGCCGTGTGTATGAGTATGGCTATACCTTTCATTTTTACGTGTGGCGAATTTGAGGGAAGGACATACGTGGATGGTGCTACACAGGAACAAATTCCAATGACACCGTTTCTTGGTAAGAAGCCACATGAAATTACAGGCATCAAACTTAAAACAAAGCAGATCTATCAAGAAGATATTGATAATCCACTACAATTTGTGAAATCCCTCATTCGTTCAACTGTCTCGAATAGAACTGAATATAATAAATATACAAAAATCATCGAGATACACGTAGGTGACACAGATATTTTTGACTTCAAGATGTCTTACGAAGATAAGATTAGACTGTACAACATAGGTTACTCTACAATTAAATAATTAGCTCTACTTTTTTGTTAACTTAATATAAAACAAATGGATGCGTGCGACCCCGACGCAGATATAGAAAACCTTAGAAAGTTGATTAAGCTCAACACGGGGGTAGATATTAAGCTAACAAAGAACCAAATATGTCAGGCGTACCAGGATATTCAGGACGACAAATTACCTCTTCCACCATTGGTGATGAATTCAAGTAGGACTTACCTCGTTGATAAGAAGTCACCATTGAAACCCAATGATTATGAACAACTTTTTGACGCAACCACAAAGCGTGCAGACCTCAAGAGGATTGCTCGCAAGGTTGAGTTAAAGAATGTTGAACAGATGACGAAGAGTCAAATTGTTGATGCCATTGGTAAGCGCCTCAGATATATGAAAATTCACGAACCAGTGAAGTTTGCGAGAAAGACGCGGGTCGTCTCAGTTAACAGAAATGTAAACACAGCAGTGAATAACACAGCAGTGAACAATGTTAACACCAATTTGAACCGTGTGAACAATGTGAATCGTGTGAACACCAACATGAACCGTGTGAACACCAACGTGAACCGCGTGAACAACATGAACCGTGTGAACAACATGAACCGCGTGAACACTGTGAACCGCGTGAACACTGTGAACCGTGTGAACACTACTGTGAACCGTGTGAACACTACCGTGAACCGACCAAAAAATTCCAAATTGTCACTCCCAAGTGGTGGACTCTTTATGCGAGGTGCACAACCAAAGTTTTTGGGTGGAACTACAAATGCGGTGAAACAACCCACGGAAAAGAAGGGATTTTTTGCGAGTCTCTTTGGTAAAAAGGAAAATAAGAACTTTATTAATTCTAATAAGTTCAAGGGTTCTAAACAAGGTTATGTTTTTAGAACCGGAGAAAAGGGAACGGGTTACTACAAAAATACTGGTGTCATTCAAGGGCCTCAGTTACCACCTACAAACATTACTCAACCAATCCCAACTAATGAAAACTTTGCACTTGAATTGGCTTCTGCCAAAATTAAACAGCTTGGTCTCAAACGTGAAAATAAGTTCCTTAACATGTTAAAAGTTGGAACCAAAAAGAGAAAAGATGTTGTACTTGAAGCTGAAAAGGCAAAGGAAGCTGAAACACAATTCTTATCCTTCTTGGATACATTAAATATTTCTAACACGAACCGAAATAGTTTCAAACAACGAATGGCCACCGATGAATTCAATCAACTTCGTGTTGAAGCACAGCTTAAGGCTGATGATAAGGCTAACGTTGTACGTACAAATGAAGAAAAGATGAATATGTTCTTGAAGACAACCAGCCTTGGTAACGTAAACAAGACTTTATTCTTAAACAAGGCTCGCGCGGAGGGTTCAAATATCAATACTCTCATTGAAGAAGCCAGAAAACTCAATTCTGATGTGAAGGGTCAAAAACTCACAAACAAACAAGAACAGTTTCGCAATATTCTTCAAAACTACAACAAGTTGAATGGTACAGATAAAGAAGCTCTTATCAAAGAAGTTAGCGTCAATACTAATGCCAATTCAATGAGGCAAATGGCAGATGATCTCGTCAAGAAGAGAATGGAGGAAAAGAAGAATGCGACGGCACAAAATCTTCTCTCATTCTTGACACCTCTCGGAATTAACCAAAAAAACAAAGAAGAATTTTTGCGACGTTTCAGAAATGAAAATGTGAATATCAATTCAATCAAGGCCGAAGCCCTCAAGCTCCAAGAGTCCAAGGGTTCTGCGAACATTGAAAATCTTCGAACAAAACTTAATACTCGCCTCGGTGAACTTGGTCTCAACCAGATCAGTCAAAATGCCATTATGAAAAAGTTTACAAATGGTAATCGTAATGTGAACAAATTGATTCAAGAGGCTAAAAACTTGAAGTCCACTCGAAACGCGGAAAATATGAATACGAAAATGAAGGAGTACATCACGTACCTTAATACTCTTCCAGGTCTTACAAACGATGATAAAAAGATTCTCATGAAGAATATGAATCGTAACAAGGCGGCATCACTTTCAAACCAGAAAGTTGCCGCCCAAAAGCAAAATGAGAAAAATCAATTTGAAAAGTTTCTCGTCAATCTTGGTCTCAATAATGGCGACAGAGGTACAATGATGAACAAGTACAATAGTAACAGCCTCACTGTGAACGCACTCCAAAAAGTCGCACAAGAGTTGAAGAATGTAAGAGTTCAAGAACAAAAGGCTGCGAACAAGATAACCTTAATGAAATACTTGGAAACCGCGAATATTCCTAAAAATACTAAGATCAATATTGAGAAACGTTTCAATACAAATGAAGCTAATCTTAAATCGCTTCAAAATGAAGTTAATAAGATTATCAAGAATGCTCAAAACTCGAAGCTCACCAATAATAAATCAAAACTCGCCTCAAATGTGAAGGGATCAATCCTATCAAATACGAATAAGAATGCATTCATTCGTAGATTGAATGCTGAAAATGTCAACATCGTTGGCTTGCGAAGTGAGTTGAATACAATGATTAAACAAATAGTTGAATCTCAACGTGCCAAAGACCGTGATGAACTTGAGCAATATATGAAGACACAAGGTTTATCTCTAGAAAATCAAAAGATTGTTCTCAATAAATTTAATGTGAATAATAACGTTGCTTTGGTAAATTTGAAAGAAGAAGCTAATGCGATCTTGGTCTCACGAATACAACAAAAGAGAAACACAAACATGAGACTACTCACAAATCGTGGCAGACAACTTGGTCTCACAAATGAGGAAATAAATAACCTTGCGAAAAAGTTGAAGCACGAAAAGTTGGAACCCCTCATGAATGAAGCTGGTGCCATTGCCAAGAAGAAGAAACAAATTAAAAAGAATGAAATTGAACGTGCAAAGTCAGATTACATAAATAAATTGGGTCTCAATGCCAATAATAAGCGAAATATTATGGCTCAAAATCTCAACTTTAACGCTACAAAGAATTTGGCAAATCAAACACTTCAAAAGAGAATCGTTGAGAAGCGTGAGAAAAATAAAATAAAACTCGACTTACATCTCAATAAACTCGATCTCAATAATGTAGAGAAGAAGAAGTTTTACAATAACTTTAATAAGAATGTAAACTTGAATACAATTATAAAAAATGCGACAAACTTGAATTCTCAAAAAAAATCTAGCAGAAAAGCCGGAAAACTCGCAGAATTCAAGAAGTTTTTGAATGAACAAGGTCTCAATGCGGGAGAACAACAACTATTTATGAATAAACTTAACAAAAACCAAAAGAATGTAGCCGCTCTCAAAGTTGAAGCCAAGAAGTTTGCCAACCAAAAGTTTGCCATTTTGAAAGCTCAAAAGAGGGAAGAACTCGTGAAAGTCCTCGGTGGATTAAGTAACCTCACACAAGATAATATCAATGGTATTCTCCGAAATTTTGATTCCAGCAATATAAATGTAAATGTTCTCTCAAAAAGAGCCGAAGAAATCAACAAGTCGAGAAAGAATGGTAAGTATGCCAAGGACAAAGAGGATTTTTATAAATATCTTAATACTCTTAAAAACCTGACAGCTGAAAATAAAACTGAGATTACTTCGAAACTTGGTGATTATTTTACGAATTGGAATTCTATCAAGCAGTTAGCAACCAATAAGGCGATTAAGCGATCCAAAGAGAGAAGGCAACTTGAAAAGGATGATCTCAATAAATACATGACAAATATGGGTTTCAACAATGATTCAAAGAGAACATTCTTCAAAAGACTCGATGACGGAGAGAACTTAAGTACAGTCAAAAATATTGCTACATTATACAAAAAGGATTTCAACGCTAAACGCAAAGCTACTGATCGCAAGGGATTTTCAAACTTCCTCACAACCCTCTATATTAATCAACCCGACCGAAATGCGTTATTGGAGCAATTCAATAATGAAACAACCAGTCTCAATCAACTCCAAAACATTGCCAGAGAGAGGGAAGCGAAAACAATTGAGAAAAATAGAGACAAATTGACCTTGTATCTCTCCGAAGAATTGAAGCTGAATACATCCGATAGAAATCTCATATTACAGAATTATAACAAAGACCCACGAAGTCTCAACACCCTCCGAAACAGAGGGAGACAGTTAAAGGCTGCGCGAAATGAAGAAGAACGTGTGGAGATTCGAAGACAAATTAAGGAGTACCTCAATGGTCTCAATATGTTGAATAATAAGAACAAACAGAATATAATAATTAAGAATTTGTCATATAACAACGCCAAGGCTCTGGGAAATAATCTCCAAGTGTCTAAGAAAGGTGCGAAGAGGGGGGTGGAGCGCAAAACCCTCGAAGATTCTATAAAGAACCTCCCAAATAGTGACCAAATGGTGTTACTTAATAAGTTCAACACGCGAAATGTTACTCTAAACTCTATGCTGAATGAAGCGAAGGATATCAGGGTGAAGAGAATCGCTGAGAAACGAGCTCGTAATAGAACTGAACTCTACAACGCACTCAATGGTCTCAACCTGAATGTTGAGGATAGAAACACAATTATGAATAAATTCAACAAGTCAAATGTGACTGTGAATGCTCTCAAAAATGAAGCCGCGAAATTGAGAAACAGGAGGATTGCGCAAAAGAGATCTCAAAATCGTAGTGAGCTTGAGGCAATTCTCGATGGGACAAATCTGAATGTTTCAAATAAGACACGCATTCTCAATATGTTTAATGCCAATAAGAATGCAACCTTGACATCATTGAGAGTAACAATTGATGAACTTTCAAAAAAGCGAAAAGTTGAAAAACGACTTGCAACCAGAGTTGAAGTTGACAATTATCTCAAGAAAATTGGACTTTCAAATACGGATACTAAAACTGTTCTCAATAAGTTTAATGCCAATGGCACTATATCATTACAAAATGCTCGTAATGAAGCAAACTCACTCTTGATTAAACGAGTATCGGAAAAGATGGCACAAAATAGAGAAAGTCTTGTAGAACACATGAACGGTCTCAATATTAGTAACACTAATAGAGCTGCCATTCTCAAAAACTTTGATAGTGAAGCTGCGACTTTGAACAATCTCAAAAGTCGAGCAACCAATATAAACACCGCAGTAAAGGCGAAAGCTGCACAACGTCAAGAACTCTCCAACTATATCAATAATTTGGGTATCAATAGTAAAAATATCCTAAACAAGTTCAATAGTGGTCGATCAACCCTCGACAAACTCAAAAAGGAGGCTCTTAAGATGAAAGCATTGAGTAATGCTAAAGCCGTTAACGCAAAGAAGGACGATCTTCGTGGCTACCTCAAAGAGACGAGACTTCCAAATACCAATAAACAATCATTCCTCAATCGTGTTGAGGTCAATACAGATATGAATAGTATTAAGCGTGAAATTAGAGAACTTAATAAAGTATTGAAATCTCGCAACGATGAAATCGCACAAAAGAAAACTGAACTTTCTACATACCTCAATACTCTCAATGATTTGACACCAAATCAGAGATCTGGTTTAATTAGAAAGATTGTTAACGCGAATACTAATATTCAATCACTGAAGAATGAAGGTAACCGGTTAAATAAGAATGTGAAGAATCGTCGCAATGAGCAAAATCGTCTCTATGAAGAGAAAAGACGTAAGGCTGAAGAAGCCCAAAAGCTCAAAGATGAAAAGAAACTCGAGTCTCATTTGAGAGGTCTCAAACATCTCACAAGTAAGGAGATGGAGGAGTACATGTCTGACCTTAAGGATGGTAAAGCATTGCTTGTAGACCTCATTGCGGTGTCAAAGGCAAGGAACTCTGAGAACGAGAAGGACAAAGATGTTGTGAGAAACTATGTGAGAAAGTCTGCAATCCCACAATCTAAGAAGGATGTGTATCTCAAACAATTGAGTACACCCCACGTGAATATTACACCAATCAAGGGTCTTGTCAATGCAAATGCTAAAGCTCAAAAAGTTGCTGCAGAAACTAAACTCAAGACACTTACAAATCTCACCACAGATGAACGTGCCAATTTCAAAAATAGACTCCAAATTGAACCTGTAGAGGGTGTGTTGAAAGAAGCTGAAAAGCTCAACTCAAATAGAAAGACTGCGAGAAAGAATAAGAACAAAACAACAAAGAATGTCGCAAAGGCTTTACAGGGCCTGACAACACTTACTCGGGAAAATCGTAAATCATTTATGAACAAGCTCCCACAAAATGGGCAAGAAAAAGTTATTTCAAATGCGGTAGCCCTTAACATCCAAAGGAAAAAGAATATGGCAAATGAAGAGCGTAAGAAAAAACTTGGTGAAAATACGAAAGCCTTCGATACCAAACTTCGTTCTCTTAGAAATCTAACGGATGAAGAGAGGGCTAAATATATGAATAATTTTAAGATGGCACCAAGTACTGCAGATGTTATTATGAAACGTGCGATCGAAAGGAATGCACGAGTTCGAGGTTTGAGAACTGGAAAAGAACAGAATATGAAGAATCTATCTACACAACTTCAAAAGTTTACGAACCTTACAAAGAACAATCGTAGAAAATACATCGAACGACTGAAGACTGAAGATAAGCGTAACATATTGATGGAAGCAAACGCCGAAAATGTACGTAGAAAGACTGAAAAACAAAAAGTCTTAAATGACGAGATAGCCAAACGCAAGGCTGAAGAGGCAGCAAAGAAAAATCGAAATCTTCAAACAAAGACTGTTGCCAAAACACTCCAAGGTTTGACCTCCCTTGAACGAGAGAACCGAAAGAAGTTCATGAACAGGTTGGCCACTAATGGTGCTAATAAGGTGGTATCCAGTGCCAAAGCACTCAATGCGGAGCGAAAGGCTGAACAAGCTGCCAAAAAGAAAAAGGAGGAGATGGAACGACAAATGATTGAAGACAAGAAAAAGGCTGAAGACGCAAAGAAGAAGATGGAAGAAGCCAAGAAGAAAAATCGAAATCTTCAAACAAAGACTGTTGCCAAAACACTCCAAGGTTTGACCTCCCTTGAACGAGAGAACCGAAAGAAGTTCATGAACAGGTTGGCCACTAATGGTGCTAATAAGGTGGTATCCAGTGCCAAAGCACTCAATGCGGAGCGAAAGGCTGAACAAGCTGCCAAAAAGAAAAAGGAGGAGATGGAACGACAAATGATTGAAGACAAGAAAAAGGCTGAAGAGGCAGCAAAGAAAAATAGAAATCTCCAAATAAAGCGTGTCGCCAAAACACTCCAAGGTCTGAGCTCCCTCGAGCGTGAGAACCGAAAGAAGTTTATGAATAGGTTGGCAACTAACGGAGATCAAAAGGTTTTGGCTAACGCCGTGGCGCTCAACAAGGACAGGAAGAAAATACGAGAAGGTGTTGAATGGAAGCTCAAACAGATTGGCGCAAAGGGTTCTAATCTCCAGGCTTTCATGAAGAGATGGAATAATTCTAAGAATAAGACTATCTTTAATAACGCTCGTAAAAAGGTTATTAACAAACAACCCCTCCTCAGTAAGGTTGTGCGTGAAATCCCAGGTACCTTTGGTCAATGGCGACGAGGGTGGGAGGATGCCATTCGGAAGGCCGAGACACCCCAAGAACTTGAAAGACTTGACCGTCTCCTTGACGAAAAGTCAAGACTTCGTACAGAGATTGAGAAGGCGCCAATCGCGGAAGATAAGCGTAAGGGTCAACTTCGCTTTGTGATGCAGTTGAGAAATGATCTTGGTAAAAGACGCGTTGAACTTGCCAGAGATATCAAAACAAAGAAAGATATGGGTGATGCTGCAACGAAACAAACTGCTCAAAAGCTTCAATCTATGGATAAGTTAAGTCGAGATAACCGAAAGCGATTTATGGATAGGGTGGCTAAGGGTGAAGATACTCGCACAGTATTGACAAATGCTGACAAGTTACAACGCAATCGCTTAGCGGCGGAGCGTGTGAAGCAGCAAAAGGCGGAAGAGGAAAAGAAGGTACTCGAGGAAAGAAGACGTCGCGAAGAAGAGGAAAAGAAGCGCAAAGATCAAGAAAAAGCCAAGCGGGACAAGTTGAGAGGTGATACAGCGAAGATGCTCCAAGGTATGAGTGGCCTCGAGAGAAAGAACCGTCAGGAGTTCATGCGGAGGTTGGAGCGTGGTAATAACCCCGCGACGGTCATCTCCAATGCTAGAGCTCGTGATCAAATGAAACGGAAACCCCAAGATTTCACTTTCAATAAGAGACCCAGTGGTCAAATCAAAACGATGACCACAGCTCAGCGATTTGGTACCCCTGTGAAGAACCGTTCTACAACCGGTAAATCCTTGAGACAGAAAGAGATGGATAATATTCGTAAGCGTCGAGAAGCTCAACAGAGGCAACGTGCGAAGTCCAAATCTGGGCGCAGACGATAATTTTTCTCCACCCAAAGTAAATGAAAGCCAAGGTTATTATCCCCATAAGAAATTCGGGTATCCTCAGCGCCCACGGTTACAGTGATGTTAGGGAGAAGTCCCCACTCGCGCGTCATCGTGCGTTGGGTAAGGTCATCAAGGCGGGTGAGCCACCCCT